TCTGATCCCGTGATCTCCGCGTCTGTGTTCGCAATCTTCAGGTCGTCTGCGTTTGAAAGCAGGACGTTGACCGTAAAGGCTCCCGTACCAGTCTGACCAGTATCCGCAAGAACCGAATCACTGTAAGTCTTACCTGCTTCACGACAGAACGCTTTAAAGAATGTTTGGTTGTTAAACGTGGTTGTAGTTGCATCCACCGTTGCATCACCGACAACCTGAACCGCTTGGTTAGCTTCGTCTTGATATACAAAATTGACTTGGCCGCCATCAGCATCAACCGTCTGATAGTAAAGCTGAGCTCCTGCGCTTACCTCGCCCAGAGAAACAATGCCGACATATCGACGTGCTAGATCACCTGTCGCGCTAGTGCCTGCGACGTCTGGTGTTCCGCCTGCCTGATATTCGTTCCAGCCGCCGTCTCTTAGCGCGTTACGGGTAGCATCGTTGGCCGGACCCCAATCACTGTAACGCGAACCGTCGAAACCGAATTCGAACTGTCCCGACTTTGCGTCAATCGCATACATCGGGAAAGGAAACTGGTTGTATGTCGATGTCTCCCAAAGCTTAATAAACTTTGAGTAAAGCGCCTGTAAGGTGACGCCCTCTTTGAGAGACGTAAGCGATCCAAAAACATCTAGCTCAAATGTGCGAGCAGTTGTGTCAATCCAGATGTTTCCATCGACACCAAGATTGCCTGCTGATGAACTGACAACTAAATCGTCACCATCAATAATTTTTGCCATTTCCTATTCCCCTTTAAGGCACGTAATTGCGGTCAACAGACTGAGATACCTGAATGGAACCTCCGTCTGGACCTAACTCAAAATTGTTTACATAAAACGGAACATAACCTTCCGCATATACCGCTATGTCAACAAACGTCCCAGCACTAAATGTGTAGCTGTAAGTTGTTGATGTTCCTGCAATATCTTGATCGTCTTGCAGTTTTGTTGTGGTTCCTGCGGACTTAATAACAACATCTGAGCCGGCAATCACGTTAGAGATCGTAAGAGTCTTCTGGCCAACAGTAAGATTCACCGTTGCGCCAGCAGTCCTATAACTAAGCGCTGAGTCGGCAGTGATGTTTACCGTCCCAGATCCAATATTGACAAAAAGAGCTTCGTTGCCCGTAGAGCCGTTAGAAGCCGCATAGTCTGTAAACGTCAATCCGGTAAGGGTGTGGCTTGTCCCGCCAGTAATTTCCAACCCGTGTCCTGTACCAGAGCTAATAAACTGCGTGTTCGATAGCGACGTTACGGAGCTACCTGCGTTTAGGGCTGTTGCCGCTGTGCTGTTGCTAAATATGCAACCCATCATTGTGGCGCCACCTAGCGTCACCTGATTGCATCGAGCAAACGTCGTATCGTCGATCGTGCTATTCGATTGAAATATGAACGTATCCATATCCCGAAACGCGCAGGAATCAAAATTGATATCTGCGTTATCGACAGCCTCGAAGTAGCCTCGGCTTACAGTGCCCATCGCATTGATAGAGATGCCAGTCCAGTCTACTCGGCTGGCCGCATTCTGCACCTCTACGCCATTAAACGTGCTACCAACAAAGTCGGTCTCTGCTACGAAGCAAGCCTTGTTGCTGTCTCTGAAGTCAACACTGTTCCCGCCGGTAGATCCAAACTGTAATAAACCTTGAAACGTATAAACGCCGTTACTAAAACGTAACAGACCCCACTGTCGGGTTGTGTCATTGTCAAAGGTCGCCGCTCCCGAGAAAGTCGAGTAGCCGTTAGCTAGATCGCCATCGGTAATAATTAATGACCGACCGTGGCGTATCGCATCCAGCTTAAATGGCTGGCCCTTTGTCGGACCTGATGCGGGTACGTTCCACATACAGCCAAATATTGCTGTGGAGCTGTGCGACCCCGTACTGGGCGTTACCGTTGGGTCAATCGGGTAGCACTTCCAACCGCCGATCTGGTACGTGTCATTCCCGTCTACATACCACCGCGACTTGGTGTTTGCGTTGTTGCCGATGATTAACTGAATGCCACCATTGGCCTTTGAGTCAATAGCCTGCGCTACATCGGCCTTGGTCCAGATAAATACCGCATCACCTGAAGCAACAGTCGTAGCGCCGTTGTCGTAAAGTATTCCCCGCGTTGAACTAGAGAACGGGTTTCGTGACGCGCAACTCGTGCCTTCGATAAAGTCATCCGTATCAACCGCTGTTAGCGCGTTCTGGCCGCCACCGCCATCAGTGACAAGAGCAAAGTTGTTCGTGTTGCCCGTGTTCTGGTCGATAATCGACGTTAGGTCTGTGGTGTAGCTCGGAGCCGCCATAGCTTACTTGGACAGGTAGACCGAAAGTATTGAGAGCCCTGCGGCAAACAGAGTCCAGATAGCTCGCTCTGCTAAGCGCAACGTGTGCGCGTTCTCAGATGACTTGTGCCTGTGTGTGTCCATCTCCGATTCGTAAGTGTCTAACCGAAACTCAAAGCGATCCATACGCTTGTTAGCGGCAATCTGACGCTCTTCAACACGAGCCAGCGCTTCTAATGTTTTTGCCAGTGAATCTAGTTTGTTTTCGATCCTGCCTAGCCGCGTATCGTAATCGCTCACATCTACCCCTTAGAACGGTCTGTAATCGCGTTGAAGAAGACCAGGGCCGGTAGTGTTAATTGTCCTGCCGTTTGCGTTCTGCGGAATCTGTTGATTCATCATTGGTCGGCCTTGACCAAGGCTTGGTCCGCCTTGTTGGTTGAATCCTGGGGCCGCTCCTGGCGTCATTGATACAGGTTGACCGCCAACGCCAACTGGAGCGCCCAGTGGCTGAGAGGGCGCCGCCTGACCTGCCGTACCACCCATACTTGGGGGCTGATTAGACATAGCCTTGTTTGGTGTTGGCATTGGTCGAGGCGTTGCAGGTCTGACAGTGCTGGGTCCGCGATCAGGTATTACAGTGCTTCGACCTATCCCTTGGCTTGGACCTCCTGGGCTTCCCGCAAAGTCAGGCATACCACCTGCAACGGGATCTTGTGGGCGCATTGGCCTGCCACGAGAAGGCGTAGGACGACGAATCCCACGTCTTGGTCTGGCGTTTTGAAAGCGCTCAGCCGCATTGGCCATTCGGTCTCGTCTGGCTCTGGCCTGCGCTCTCCGTGCGGCACCAGTGTTTCTGGGGTCGTCACTTGGGGCGCCCATTCCTCTACTCATCTGAGCCATATCAGTATCTCTAGCCATTCTTGGTCCCTCCCGAGAACCTATTCATAGCCGCGCCTACGATCTTGTCCATATGCGGTGCGGCAAAATAAAAAGACAGGATCAGCATTACTGCGCCAGTCATTCCGTCAGCGTGTTGTGTAGTGAGCTGTGACGCTTTGTTGAGTTGATCCTGCACTGCGCGGTCCTCGATAAAGACAGCGACCGTTAATGCAAGCCACGAAAAAATGTATTGGAGCAACCACACCGTTGTGATGGATAGCGCAATCAATCGGCGCGCTAGGTGTTGCCCTGATGTAGCCTCAAGCCACTGCACCAGCAGTGCCCTAGCCTCAGCCCTGTCCTGCGATGCCGCCTGAGCTTTTTCCTCATCGGTATATACCAGCGCATCGAGACCTTTGGTTACGCCGTCTACAGCGCTCTCCAGAGCCTTGTCCGTTCCGAATATTCTAGATAGCAGATTAGCCATCAGTCACGCTCTTCCCAGTGTTCGAGGACGTTGCTGTTTTCCGACTCAAGCATTGGGAACAAATTGCCGCAAACAGAACAAGCGATAACGTGAACCTTGCCGGTATCGTCTGCCTTCCAGTTAAACAAGCCTGAGCTGCATTGAGCGCAGATCACCTGGCTCATATTGATGGTAGGCTCTTCAGGCTTTCCGCCGTCAAGAACTTTTAAGTCGCCCACTGCGCGCCCTCCGAATGTCACAGCGATAACGCTCTACTTCGCCGTACTCTTTGGACTGCACGATGCAGTACATATCGCGACCCGATCGGTAGCCTGAATTGTGGTGCCAGGCATCTTTAGCTGCCATAGTGCGGAACGACTCCTGAACGCACCCCCTCAGCTCTTGCCGAGTCGTATGATGAATATGACCTGTATACCAGTATCGGTGCTCAGACTCTGCCCACAGTTGAGGCTCATCCGTAGCCATCAGCTCTGACAGCGCGTTAGTGCGAACCGTATCGCCGTGCGTTGTGCCAATCAGCACCTTGCCGTGCGTTATGTAATTGAATTTGTTGACCGTTGAGTGGATCAGAACTCTTGGCTCCTTGTGGAAGTACGCCGCAAGAAATGCCGACAGCATCACGCTCGAATGATCGTCGTGATTGCCAATGCAGTTGATGACCTCGACCGTTGGGTGCTTTGACAGCGCCATCGAGATTAGATCGACCATCAACATGCAGCCAGCTTGCAGTACCCGATGCCACCTTGAGTCAACGTCAAGCTTCGCCCCTGATCGCGTTGTGCGCTCAGAGCTGTTATCAGCGTGAAAGAAGTCGCCCAGATTGACGATCAATGCTCGGTCTGTCTTGGGCGCCACATCAACCAATCGAGACGTAGCGTTAATGAGGTCTTCTCGCGCTATGTCTACGTCGAAGTTCTCGCCTGCTTCCTCCGCGTGGGCATAGCATCCAATGTGCGGATCACCCATCACGTAACAGGCCATCAGATCCTCGCTGTCGGATACCGGAGCCTTGCGTGGCTTGTAGATCCCTTTGAAGCCTTCCATCGCATCGGCGATTGCTTCGTTAAGGCTGGAAAGCTTGTCTTCCTGCGACTGCTGAGTCTTGACCCATTGGACTTTGACTGAGCCGTCATCTGCATAAAGCGTTGACGTACCCTTGACCGCAAAGCCTTCTGCGACCTGATGCACCATATCGTTTTCGGGGGCAATACCCTTGAGTGCCGCCTTTTTCTTTAGCTTTGCAACCCTGCGCTTAATGCCTCGCTCGTCAACCCCAAGCAACACAATCGCTTGAGCGACGTTGCCGTCAGTTGCCGCAAGCGCATCCAAAAGCTCATGCTCTGCGACGGTCTCAGCAAACGGTTCAAGGTAGCTAAGTCGATGCCCTACCATAAGCAAGCCTCTCTGCTACATCGCGAGCCCTAGCAGGTGTCTGCTTTGCCCAGCGTGAATCGAGAGCCTCTTCGCGAACTCTCCCCCAGTCAGAATGCTCGATGGCGGTTATCATCCGCCTGAAGCCAAGCACTCCGTCGTATCCCATTTGGTATCCCATCTCTAGGATGGCGTCCTGTCGATCAGGATCTAGCCCATTAAACCAATCAAGCGCACCAAACCGTGCCCTCAATGTTTTTATGTAGTCTTGCAGAAGGATCTCGGCAACGTAATCAGGAACCCCGTGCCCACCCTCTTCGATCATTGTCCCGTATCCGATGGTGAGTCTGCCTTCACTGCATCGGTACGCATACCGCCTGTAGCCCTCAAACGCTCTCAGACGGTCGATAAGGGTTACAGCCATAGATTGTTGGGTGTTAGTCGTCTTTTCGCTTACGCGCTGTTTTAGAGGCCTTTTCGAACGCCTCATCAGTTGGAGCGCCCTTCGAGCCAGGCTTACGCATCCGCTCCTTTGACCCATTTGCAATCCGCTTGCGCTTTGCGTGGATGTTGGCGTACAGCCCTGGCCGCTCTAGTAGCCCTGGCATTACTTATCGCCCACGGGCTGAGTGGTCATAAACCGCAGAACCACGATGCCAGCCGCAATCGCGCAACCGATAAACGCCTGCACTGCTGGATTCGCGGGGATGAACCCCACAAAGCCCTGAAGCACTGACAGCACCGCAATTGCTACGCCGTACTGTACGGTCCGAGACTTTAGCGCCTGCCTAACAGTCACTTGCCCCGACCCTTTCGTTTTTTCTTTCCGCAGCTCATTACCATTTCACCTTGTGCGACCAGTACCGCGCCGACAGTTTGCTAGGGCTCGAGTCCTGAGCATTATGTCTGGCGTAGTAACTTTTCCGCCTTGCTTTGTCTTTTGCCGTCTTGGGGTTTTTACCAGCGCCCTTGACGCCCTGCTGTCCGAATCTAATGGTCTTCACCTCATCCCCTTGTTTAGCCACAACGACGTGTGACTTCGTGGGGTGATTGGGTGTGCGCTTGGGCTTGTTCACGCCAGACACGCCTACGCGCTCCAGCAATCCCTTGATGTCTCTAGCCATATACGCAACCAAAAAAAAGCCCCGACAAGCGGGGCACTAAAAGGAGTGTTTAAAAAAACTTGACCTGGCTTAAATCGGGGTTGTCTGGCAGTGACAGCTACCGGACGCAATTCTCGCCAGTCCCGATTGTCAACCTTTTAAGTCGATCTTTCAACCGACATATAAATTTATTTTGGAAAGAGTTGACACAGTAACGCTACCGTGATTCACTCAGAGATGCGGCCAATTTGGTCGGCTTTAAAACCATAACCAACGGAGTGTTCATATGAAAAACCTTTATCTCGCAATCGCAATCATTAACGCCAGAGCTGAGCTTTTAGAGCAGGCGGGGATGGCAGTAACTCATAGCGCTCTCTTAGCAACTGCTAATGGCATTGAGGGCATAAGCGAGAAAGCTCGAGAGATGGCCCTGTTCAGGGTCGAAAGCATCCACAACATCGAGGTCGCATAAGCGGCCTCACAACAACGGAGTGTTTAACAATGGATACATTTACAACTTACAAAGAGTTCCTTTCCACCAGTGACAGCCTAGTCACTGAGGCGATGGAGTTAATCGCTGAGCGTAGGCTTGACGATACGTTCTGCGATGGCGACGAGTGCGACATCGTTCACGAAGTCATCGACGGCATTCAGGACGTGATCTATTACTCCCGCGCCTGGGATATTGTCACCTCCCTGAAGAATCACCATTCAGGCCTGTTGAATGACGTGGAGGAACTTGTAGCAGAGATAACCGACTTTTCAGACTTCTCATTGGATACCTACATGACCCAGATTACTTATTGGGCTTATCACTTCTTAGTGCTTGCCGATGTTCGGACGGCACTCGAAGAGCTGGAGGAGGCTGCATGAGCTACCTATGGTTCGGTTTGTCTCTAACCATTCTTCTCACTGCGGGGTCAGTATTACTGGCCCTTTTGCTTGCGGAAGAGCGTTACATCATCAACCTAATGAAAGGGGAGCGCGATGAATAAAGTCGGATACCTTCGCACCAACAAGGCGCCAATCTGGGATCGCATTTGCCGGAGCGTCTACGCCAACGGTGATAACGATGAGTGGCAAGAGGTGATTGCCGAAGCAATGGCCCAGGGGATACTTGACCCTGAAGCCGTTTATTGGTGCGACATCGTAGAGTTTAATGAGGCCGCGAGTCATTACGCGGGAACAGTCAACAGCTTCCTTGGGAGCTTGAGGAGAGATTATGCGTAAAGGAAAAGTCATGCGTACAGGAACCCTGATGGATAACATCGAGGTAATGCTTAAAGGCGGATACCGACCTGATGAGATAGCGTTAACAATCGAAGGCGTCAAAAAGTATTGGGGACTCAATGAGTTTGATGTTGAAGACCTCGAGCAAATGATAATAGCTATAAAGCACGCGAGGGGTTTATGAGCAACAGAGAGCTAATCAAGGCCATTGTATGGGCGGCCCTAATCATTACGGCGTACTCGCTGGTGGAGGGATAAAATGGACGCAATCGTTTACCTAGTGCTTTACCGAGGCCAGGGTTCTGGTGATACCTACAAGCACTGCTGTTACAACTGGAGTGAAGCAGAGGAGACTTTGCAGGAGCTCCAGAAGTCAGAACCAGATCGCGAGTGGTACATCTGCGAAAAGGATGTCTCGTGAAACTGTCACCAAGCCAAGTCAAAGAGGCATTCGAACTAGAGTCCAAGGGCGTACAGCTCTGGGCTCTGGCTCAGATGTTCAGTGTTCACTACGACACAATGCGGAGATACCTTCGCAACTACCGAACCTACGGGGATTCAATGTTCACCCCGTACCCAAAAGAAATCGAGGAGTGATTATGCAATCTGTTCAACAACTGCTTAATAGGATGGAAGCCGAGATGGCCGAGCTTGATCTGGATTATCAGGTCTACAAGGCGTCTTGCTTCGAAGAGGAGCCGATGGGTTACATCGAGTGGAAGGCCAGCAAGTCTCAGGAATCTGTGAATGAAGAGTGAAGCCGCCAAAGCGTTGCAGGCTATGCGAAAGACTCGAGTGCTTCCCTGCGGTATGTGTGGAGCTGAGTTCAGGGCAAAGGATAAGCGAGCGAAGTATTGCTCAGATGCCTGTAGATCAAAGGCCAGTCGAGCCAGGAATGAAGCGGAGTATTTTGATAAGCCGTGCAAGGCTTGCGGCTCCGTTATGTTTACCAATGACAAGCGGATAAGCTACTGCTCAACAGTTTGTCGTAGAGCTGCGGAAGTCTTCAGGAAGTGAATCGTACTCTCGCCGGAACGCATCTATCGCCATATCCCTCGCTCGTCGGGGGATTTTTTTGTCTTCAATAAAGACAAGGCGCAAGCTTTTTCTCAGCGCAGGGTGTAGTGAGTTTACCGCGAGCCCAGTGCGCTCGATATCAACATCACGATCAGTCATCACCACCGTGTTTCTATAGCCCGAGTGGTAGTCCTTGAAAGCCGGAGACACTGAAGGGTAATCGAGCTTTGACACCTCGCTCCGTTCAGCAGCTCCCCATTCAATCAACAGCTGAACTGCCGCATACTTAGGAACCATTTGAAGCATACTCATAGAGTGCGCGAAGGTATCTGATGTTTCGCTTATCAGTCTCATATTGCTCTACCGTTGATGCCTGCTGAATTGATAGTGCGGTTGCGTTGATAGCCGCCCAGATAGTCTCCGGTCTTGCATGTTGCGGCATTGGCCCCAGTGTCTCCCGATACTGAGCCATCTGCTGTTCCCATTCAATCTGCGCCGGATCTTGTACTTGTGAAGTCACCGTGCCAATCCTCAAACTCAATGCGCCCCGTGTGACCAGCCTCTCGAGCCTGGCGCATTAGATCGTATTCATCGCGATAATGTTTTGCGATGCCCCCTTTGCCCTTTGTCTTGCGAACCTCTTTGCCCCACATTACATCATTAGCAAGCTCTAGGACTCTTTCTCTTTCCCAGTCGGTCCAGCGCTTCTCTAGTCTTGCAAGACCTCCCTCGAGGAAATGACAGCCAGTACATAGCGCCTCAGCATTGAGCCCACAGAATCTAACCCCCCACTTGCCGCGAGTATGCCCGTGACTGCACTCTAAACCTCGCGCCTTTTCAGCGTACTGCGTACCGCACCGTTCACATTTCCAGTTTGCACGTTCTCGCACACAAAGCGAAAAAGCAATATCTGCTGGCGTTCTTTTTATGCCTCCCATCTAACCTCCGTGAATTGACTTATCGGAATGAACAGGTGCGGAGCGCTGACGCCAGGGCGATCATGCCTCTCAACATCCCTGACGCTTCCGGTTGCTTCGTTAAGATTTACCCATCCTGTTTTATCTGACCACTGACAAACAAAAATTGGCTTGAGACCGAACAGCTCGCACCCCGTTTTAAGATCCTGCACTTTTTGCTCAGGGATAATCGTCGTCTGATACTCACCCATTGGTATAGTCCTCACCTTGGCCTCAAGCAGAGCGACCCCCTGGCCTTCCTTGATTAGCGTGTAGTCTGCTCTTGCAAACTCAGGAAACTCCATCGGAAAAACCTTCCACTTTGCCGATAGCAGATGAACTAACCTTCGCTCCTTCTCTCGGTCTGTCTTGGTTTCGTAAGTTGGCATTAGCCGTGCCTCGTCGGCCACGGAGGAAGCGTTATGCCCTTACCGCCGAAAGCTCTAACGAGCGTTTCATAAACCAAAGCGTAGTCAACAGTATCAGCTTCAGTAGTTGACTCCTTTTTAGTGAGCGCCACCTGCACCGGCCTCCAGACTTCATCCTTGACAGAGCTACGAGTCCAATCGCACTCGAACGAACCATCTTTGAAGATCGAGCATCTGATCTCCCGAGTAAAACCAGAGTCATTAAAAAACTTTGCGGTCGCTCGACACCAAACCTCAAGGGCTGATTGCTGCTTTGTCGTGCGGGGCTTACCGGCTTTGACGTGATACGTCCTAACCTTTCGCTCCTCAGCATTGCTCATCACAAAATCGCAGAGCTTTTGCGCCTGATCCTTTCTTTCGATTACCCAAAACTCGCTCATGCACTCACCCCCTGTAGACTTACAGGAACTAGCCGCCGATCTTGATTAGAACAAAACGCCCGACAACGCTCGTGCTGCCAAAGCCCAGCCGATCCTTCGAATTTGTGATAGCGCTGCTTAGCCACCTTGACCACCAAATCTGGCTTCTTGTCATCGAAGTCGTCAATTGAAATCCCCTGATCCAAAAGATTGCGCTTCGCTGCTTTGCGTTTGTCATGCCAGACGATCAGGATACTTGCCGCGATATTCGCCAAATGACTAGACCCAATGAAATCGTATTTCCCAGGTATCCGATTCTCACCAGCCTCACCTTGCGGTTTTCTAACGTGATGAACTAATAGCACACAGATGTTGAACTTTTTGGCGACTGCCGCCAGTGTCTGCGTGAAGTCCCTTTCGCGTTCCAAGTCATCGCAAACGCCCATCATCATCAAGGCATCTAAAACAACCAATTGGCACCCGCGATACTTCGCAAATGCAATCGTCATCTGAATAGCCTCGTCAGGCTTGATTGCATCAACCCTGTCGTAAATGTGAAGCCTCCCCTCACACCAGCCAGCGAATCGCTTTACCCAGTCGAGCGGTGGGCCGGACCTTGTTGCAGCTATCTCCGCATACTGCTCAATAACATCCTCCGCCAGAAGCTCGAGACTAGCCACGCCAACACTGTAGCCCTGCTGCATTGCCGAAAGCCCAACCTGCGTTGTGATGGTTGACTTGAAGTGCCCCGTGTACCCGCCCATCAACACCATTTCGCCAGGCCTGAAGGCAAACAACCCGTGAAGCTTTGCCCAAGGTGTATTGATTCCTATCTGATGCTGACTTCGACGCGACTCGAGCCGGTCGATCAGATCGTTAGCGCTCAGCATCTCGATCGCCTCAGTCTCAGCAAGCTCCTCGTTTACGTTAATGTCCCTAAAATCTACTGTCATAGATACTCATCCGTTTTTTGTTTTGGCGGCAACTTTGCCCAGTTCCCGCGCACTGCATTTTGAAACGCTCTGTCCCAATCCACGTACTGCCTACCGTTAGCCAGCGCATAGCCCACGAAATATTCGAGATGCTCGTCCAGCCGATCAAAGCCTTTTTCTTTTGCCCACTTTTGTGTGCTTTCGGAGACCTTGAAACCGTTAGGTAAAGACCTCTTCTTTTTGACTTGTTTTTCTTGTTTATCTTGAGTGACCTGAGTGTCCTGATTCTCTTGTGTAAACCAGCCTTTAGGTTCTTTCTTGGTTATTTCTAGGTTAGTGTCCCCTTTTGGGCACTGGCTTTGTACCTTTTGGGCACTGGTTTTGTACCTTTTGGGCACTGGTCCCACTTCGGCACCGGTCCCCAAAACGGTACTGATTTGCAAGACGTATCGGTTGTGTCTTCCATCAGTTCTATCGACCAAAATGAACCCGCCATTTTCCAGTATTTTTATGGCCCTCATGATCGCCTTTCTGTCGAGACTCGTGAGCTGACTAATGAACTTAATTGAAGGACAACACAAACCAGTCTCGCCGTTATGGCATTCGGCCAACGCGAGCAAAACCAACTTGGCAGATGATCGACTGACCTCAGCCTGCCAGGCCCACCCACTAGCAACGAAGCTCATCTTGATCTCCGAGACACAGCGACTATTGCCTGCTTGTATCTCGCTATGTCAGTTCTATTAAGTCGATCTCCTCTTCGCGCAGTAGACCTTCCGATCTCGATCACATAGTCATCAACGGTGGGTTCTTTTTGTTTTGGCTGGTAATCGCCATCACCTATTTGAGAGAACGTAAGTCCCATTGCGCTTATCACTGACGACTGATCGCAACCGGACTTGCAGTGGTAAAGGATCTTTCCTGATCCCGTCAGGGTGATGTGAAGCGATGGGTTTCTATCGTTATGAGAGGGGCAGCAAGCCTGCCATTTGTTGTTACCGCGAGATCGCACTTTTTCTAGGCGCGAAAGAAAAGAGTCTATGCCTGTCACCATATCACCCCGAGTTTTTATAAACATAAGAGGACCGAGAATAGACCATTTTTGTCGACCTTATCAATAATTATTTTGGTTGGACAATCAACCCACTAGAAACTAAACTTTGCTCAGCTCAAAACGCACAGACCGATGAGAACAATAAAAGACATACGGCGCGACAACCTCGAGTACCTTATAAGAACCCGATACGCTGGCGTACCTAATCGCTTAGCTAACGCCGCTGGCGTACATCAAAACCAGATAGCTAGAGTGCTGAAGGGGCCGGTGCCACGAGGCCTGGGAGACAAGCTGGCCCGTGCAATTGAGGCTGCTTCTGGCTTGGAGACTGGCTGGCTAGACTGCGAACACGCAACCGCCGAGCAGATCATTGAGAAAATAAACCTGCTTTCACCAGACCAAAAAGAAGTTATCGAAAAACTGGTAGATCAATTACTGTCAAGTTGACTAGAAAGCCGCTCTATCAGCAGCCAGACTAGCTGGAAGTCGTCATCATCAAGCAACAACATTTTGTGTACGATGTCGTGCATCGGCACATCATTTTGACTCTGCATTATCTTTTTCTTCTCTAAGTTATTCTCTATCATTTAGCAAATTCTCGTCCTGTATGTCCTATTTTGGTTGATCGCCTAACCATTTCCGTTTACTATTTGTTCAGCCGCTTAATTTACTAGCCGCTAAGGAGTGAGTATGAACAGACTGAAAAATAGTCTCGGAATAAATATAGACATACATCCAACCCCTCACACAACCTATTCTTTGAGTATGGAAGTCCTCATGCGCTGCTTGCAGGACTCTCATTTCATAGACGGGAAGCAAGTCTCTAATTCTACCATCGAATCCTGGCTTATTGGATACAGTCAGGCAGGGATGTGTTTGCCTAAAGACTGGGATTTGTCAGAGGGTTACGAGGCAGGTTATGCCTACGGGTATGCAGAGGGTGAACACGCTCAAGAGGAGGAGTGGGAATGAGTATTTGGGAAACAATATCTGCTGTACAGAAAGAGGTATCTGAGAAGGGTATAGCTAAAGACCAATCGGGATATCAATTTAAATTCAGGGGGATAGATCAGGTTTACAACACACTATCTCCAATCTTTGCCAGTTGTGGCTTGGTTGTCCTACCCAAGGTGGTTCACTGGGATACCGTAGAGCGCAAAGGCGCAAAGGGCGGGATTCAGTTCCACACAAAAGTGACTGTTGAGTACACGCTTGGCTGCAAGTCTGGCGAAGCGTTGGTCATTACGGGTTGCGGTGAAGCGTTCGATAACGCCGACAAATCAACAAGCAAAGCTCTGTCAATGGCCTACAAAACAACAATGTTCCAACTGCTTTGCATACCTCTCGAAGGTCAAGATCCAGATGCTATCCAGTACGAACAGGATGAGGTCGTCATCGAGGAGCCGAACCTGCCCCCAGAGTCGCTTCTGAAGAAGCTTGAAAAGAAGGTTATAGCAGGCGCTGGAACAGCCGAGAGCGCTATTAACTATCTTCTTTCCAAGTACGAAATAGACGCGACCATACAGGCCCGTATGGCAGAAGCAGAAAAACTTTGCAACGAGAAAGCCAAGGAGGAATCCGCATGATTACCATCAATTACAGGCAGGGCTCTGAGACGTGGAAAGATTGGAGGCGCAACAAGCTTAGCGCCTCAATGGCTCCTGAGATGATGGGCCAGGGGTACAAGTCTAGGAAGCACAGCATCGAAAACTTCGGGAAGGATATTGAGGTCAGCCCTTTCTTGCAGGAGTTATTTGATCGCGGCCACAGAGCAGAGGAGGCTGCTAGAAAAAAGGCCTATGAGATTGCTGGCGAAGAGCTGTTACCCGTTACGGGGCAAATAGAGGATACAGACTTTCCGCAAGAGGCAAGTCTCGACCACATCAAGGAGCTTGATGGCAGGCTTACAGCCAGCTTTGATGGACTGAGCTTCGATAAAAGCATTATTTGGGAGCATAAGCTTTGGAAGCCAGCGATACAGGAGCGCATAGACGTTGGCCATATACCTATCCAGTATCGCATTCAAATGGAGCAACAGATGCTCATTAGCGGCGCCCAGAAGGCATTGTTTATGGCATCAGACCCAGATAACGGCGAGATGTGCTTCCAATGGCATGAGCCAGATATGGAGCTGAGAATGCGGATACTCGATGGATGGATGTCCTGGCTAAAAGATCTTGAGCAGTACAGCGTCATCGACTGCTCAGAAGACAAGTCTTGGCTCGATATGGAAGAGAGCCTTAGCGCCGCAGAAAGTGAGCTTGAGTCAGCAAAAAAGAAGTACGAGGACATCCGTGCGCTTGCCGCAGCTTTTGCGAATGGTCGTCGCGTGATTGGCAGGCAATACCAAGTTAGCACGTTTATGCGGCAAGGAAATATTTCATACGCAAAGGCGTTCAAAGAACTCAAGATCGAAGCCGATCTAGAGCCCTTCCGAGGGAAATCAACCGAAGTTGTAAACATCAAAAGGAATAAATGATGTCAGTTAATAAAGTAATACTTGTCGGCAATGTCGGCACAGATCCTGAAGTTAAGTCGTTTGACAACGGTGGGCAGATTGCAAAGGTGAGCCTTGCTACCTCCAAGAGCTGGAAAGACAAGCAGACCGGAGAGAAAAGGGAGTCTACAGAATGGCACAACCTTGTCTTTCGCGGTGGCCTTATCGGCGTAGTTGAAAGCTACGTCACAAAGGGCTCCAAGCTTTACGTCGAGGGTGAGATTCAGACTAGGAAATGGCAGGACAGTGATGGCAATGACCGTTACACCACAGAGATCGCTGTCCGAGATATGCAGATGCTTGACTCAAAACCTTCAGGAAGCCCAGCTCCTGCGCGTCAGCCTGCCCGAAAGCCAGAGCCTCAGCCTACAAAAGATTTTCCAGAGGACGACATACCATTTTAAGTTGGGCGTCCAATAGTTGGGCGCCAGAAGTTTTTTAGGAGAAGTAATGGAATACAAACAGACAGCGCACAAAGAACGAATGTTTATGTTCAATGAGTACGCCAAGGGTAAATCTGTTGAGGATGTGGCTAGAGAAACAAGCAACAATCCCGCTACAGTGCGATTTGTTATTAACAGGCTGCTCGAGCTTGCGTGGCAGTCGGAAGGTAGAGAGGGCGAATGCCCAGGCGTCAGGCAGCTCAAGAAAATTGGGATGTGGACTGAGATAGTTCTTGTTGCAAATCGTAACGAAAAATTCCTAGAGGAAAATTACGGCAGGCGAGGATCGTCTACCGGCTACGTTATTAGGCCTGAAAGCCTTTGGGACCGTATAGTTAATTGGCTAAAAGGGATATTCAAATGAGTAAAGCTAGACTGGAGCTGGCTAGAGAAAGCCAACGTCAAGCTCGCAAGAAGGTTAGGGCCGAAATGGATGACAACCCAGTCACTTCGCCTTACCACTACAAGGTGGCAGGGATTGAAGTCAGAGATATTCAGGAGGAGCTTTGCGAAAACCTCTCTGGCTTGCCTGCCTGCGACTATGGTAATGCTATCAAATACCTGCTCAGGGCTTACCGGAAAGGCAATCCTTTGCAGGATTTGAAGAAATCTCGATTTCACATCGAGGCGCTAATGCAAATACTGGAGGACCATAATGATTCACGAACCTGACATTTGGAGAAGGGCCCCAAACTGGGCGAGGTACGTTGCACAAAACTCAGACGGTGTTTTGGTCTACTTCGAGAAAAAACCACACGCCCGACTGGGCGAGGGAATTTGGTATGCGGCTGGCAAGTGTGAGCCAGTCGCGTTCAAGCGCCCTGACTGGGCAAAGTCTTGCAAAGAGCGACCACTAACCAGGGAGCCGTTTTATGCTGATTCATCTGGATAAGTGGCTTTATGTGACAGGCACTCCCAAGACAACCTTCAGAGGATGGAAGAAGAAGCTTGTCAAAGGGCAGCACTACTTTGTTAATGGCAGATCAACCTACGTTGACTCAAGGGAGATGGATAAGTGGCTAAGGGCATCAGGCGCTGGCGAGACAAATGGCAACTACGAGTCACAGTCCAAGGTAAAGCGCACACCCTCACGCTCGACTACCCCGATACTCAAGCTGGTCTGAGGAAGGCCATAAAAGAAAGAGAGGAGTGGGTTGACCAGCTAAAGTCTGGCAGCTCACCTCAATCCGCCACCTTTGGTGAGGTAGCCCAGCAATACCTGAATCAAGTAGACATCAAGCATTCAACCTACATTGTCTATCGGAACGACTTAAACAATGTGTGGATGCCAGGGCTCGCAACAAAACCCATTCACACGATCAAGCCTGCGGTTATACGGCAGATACTTAAAGACTATGACGTTACCGGCAAGACAAAGCGGAATGCCCTTATACCGTTAAGGGGAGTTTTTGAGCTTGCAATCGAAGAGGAGCTGGCTGACGTCAACCCTGTAGACGCAGTAAAGATTCGCCGTCACCAGAAGCCGCCGGTCATTAGGTTCACCCCCCAAGAAAAGGAAAAGATACTTGCTCGATTGAGCGGAGACTGCCACCTGTTCTATTTGATTGCGTTTGATACAGGCATGAGGACAGGAGAGATCCTTGGTTTGAAGTGGGAGGATTGGTCCGGCGATACCATAAACGTCACCAGATCCATTGTTAGGCGACGAATTGGCAGCCTGAAGACTTACTCCGCCAGATCAGTGTTCGTGTCTCCTGGGCTTCACAAGGAGCTTTCAGGGAGTGCAAATAGGTTTAGGGGAGGGTTTATATTCCAAACGCAAAAAGGAAGTCACCACAGGGATGACGATAAGTTTAGAAGGGCGTGGCACAGTGCGCTAAAAAAAGCTCGCATTACTTACCGGAGGCCATACACTTGTAGGCATACAAGAGCATCCGAAATGCTTATGGCTGGAGTGGAGCCAGCGTTTGCAGCTCGACAACTGGGGCACTCGATTCAGATGTTTTTAAATGTTTACGCAGAGTGGATCGACGGCGTTAAGGATAGGGAGCAAAAGAACATACTAAGGGGGATAGCGTGAAGATAGTAAGGTTTTGCCAGAAGTGCGGAGACTATGAGGGAAGGGAAATACCAATAAACTCAGCTCAGCTCTACGACTGGATGAGTGGAACTCCACTGGAGATAGCCGCCAAAAATTTGACGGACGACGAATTAAACTGGCTCCTTATTGACGAGGAGCCAGCCTGGCATCAAGGCTGTGAAGATCGAGGCTTTGGCTTCGAAGTAGAAGCCGAAGATGGACCGGAGTTGGACCAAGACCCCACAATTCATTGATTTAAATGGAGCGCCCGACAGGACTCGAACCTGCGTTCGGGTGCCCTGTAGTGCACTGCAATGCCCGTAGCTACTCACTTCCGCTTTCGCCACGGACAATGCAAATCATAAAAGTTGGACCAGATTATTGGACCGACATTCGCTCGATATGTTGGTCATAGTACAGATTGAACCGATCAACATAGTCATCTTTTTGCTCTCGCAGATCGTCTAGCATCTCCTCTTTCTCGGCAGGGCTAATGTCATCGCGATCCCTTATACTCATCTCCCTATCCCTGATTCGCTTGAGCTGGTTATACGTGTTGTTCATTCTTGGATAAAGAGTGCGTACTCCTTTAAACCCTAAATCACTAGCATCTCTCTCTTCAGGAGTCATAGAATCCTTGTACTCCTTGCGAGCATTAATGATTTCTTGTCGCCGCTTATAGAAGGTGTCTATATCTGAGTAATCTGAGCTATCCGCACCAACAAAGATACGAGCAAAGGGGATATTAGAAAGCTCAAGCTTTCGCCCTGTTCCCGCCCTGGCTACCGTATCAACTGCTCCAGTGGCAGTCCGCAACAAGCCGCCACCAGCATACTCAATAACCGCCTCTAATGTTTCTGGGCTAACGTCTGTAGAAATGCCCATAAACTCGCCAGATCTGTACTGAGATCCGCCGCCAATAACGTCATTCAAAAACTGAGCTACCTGCTTAAAGCCCTCTTTTGTTGATGGGTAGTAAAGATAGGCGTCTGCCTTCTGGGCTCCCGCAGGGAAGTTCTCAGGGTAAATCTTGTTGCCAAAAAAGTTTTGGTTAATAGCAATCTCCGTTACGGGTACTAAGAAGCTTGGCGATCCGGTAAGCAAAATATCTTCCGATAAATTTTCGCCACTACGAGCGCTCAGTGGGGCAAACGAAGTTAAGAAGCTTGCAACTAGGTCTCCGAGTATTTTTTCTTTTCTTCTACGAGACCCCTTAAGCGCTCCTTCAATTGCGTCTCCAATGTTGTAGAAGAAGTTGTATCCGTAAGGTAGCGGCCACTTGTAGTATGACCCTTCATCAAGGTTTCCTTGCGAGTCTAACTTTGTTGAGCCTGGCTTTAGGATAACAAGATTCCTTTCCCTGATCGAAGAAGGAATCTTGTCCCAATATGCTTCGCCGTCATCATCCTCACCACCAAACTCCCTCATAAAAGAGGCATAACCAATAGTTGAGGCAGTAATTCCACCGGCAATCTTTTGTGCCAGATTCATTTTCTTCTGAAGCCTTAGATTTCCTTGGCTGTTGACTTGTATTGGACTCAGCGTTCGTAAGAAATTGGCGGTTCCCTGTACTGCTGGGTTAAAGAACATATACCAAGCGTTCAACTTGTTGCCGACCTCACCCTTACGGTTAAAGTTGACGGTTAGGTTTTTTGCCATTGATGCAGCCAAGTCTCGATCAACACCCGCTTTCCTTGCCTCTACATAAGTGGAAAGCCGGACGCCGTTTTCGATGGCAGAGTTCCACCTTTCAACAAACTTTCCAATCTGGACAGCGCCCCTTCTGAACTTGTTGAGAGTGCCTGGCTGCGAGCTTCTCAGTTGAGACTCTATGTTCTTGGCTATTTTGTCCACATCTGGAGAATCGAAATATCCTGTCTTCGCGCCATCATTCAAAAACTCTTGATAATATCTGCGATATTCAGAGGCCTCTGGATCTTTGTCATCGTTGACAGCATCCTCTCTGATTGCGGACTCAATCGCAAAAATTGCTTTTTTGACGTTAGCAGCGGCCTTTGCAGCAATCTTTTCTCCCTCAATCAGTCCGCCCTCCATAGAGCCTTCCGCAGCAATATTCATAACCGCAGTCTGAATATCCCTTGCGAAGTTGGTAAAGGCAAACTGAGGGTTATAGGCTGTGTTGATCGAGGCTAGATATCGAGTTATCGGCCGAATATATTTAGTGACACCATCTAACTGATCGGGTCCGACGTTCTTCATCGCGTTTATAATGCGCTTGTCTGCAATCTTGATGTAGTAACCAACGCCGTCGCGCTTGACCCCAAAGTAATCATCGCTTTGCGCCATCTCAAGCTCAGTCATTCGGGAGCCAGCGTCTACCTTGCCATTCTTAAATCGCCGTTTTGTATCAGGATTTTGCGCTGTAAATACCTGCCATACCTCTGGGTCAGGGTATTGCTCGACCAAAGCCAGGAATGACTGGCCAACCTCGTTCTTTCGATTTCTAATTATCTTTTCTGTTAAGTCCGAAATAGCTTGAATTGTTGGGCTTGCCGCTCGTGACGATCTGCCCATAGCGCGGAAACTTTCCGGCCCTGTAACCTGAAACCCTTTCCCAGTTCTTGGTATTGCGTTCCCGTTGCTATCTTTCTCATCGACAGCAAAGCCTTTAAGCGGCACATAGTAGTCGTATCCATCACGCCAAGAGCTATTGGTCTCTTCAGATATCAAGCCGCCAGCAAGCTGCAACTCCAGAGTGAGCTCTATGATCGCGTAGACTTGATTCGCTAGGTTATCGTAATCTGATTGCTTTCCAGACTTTGCCACCTTATCAAGTATTTCTTTTGCTTCAGCATTCATCATGCCCGATCCGCCGTCAGGCAATGCGGGGTTTATCGCAGCCATCTCTCTGTTGCGCTCTTCGGCGTGCCGAGCGTAAACGTACTCATCTAACTGCGCGATTGATATGTTTGTTGAATCAAGGGTGTTAATAAGCGGTTTGACAAGCCTTATTTCTACCTGCCTTAAGTCCTCTTCTGTTTTGTTGTAGAAGGCCTCTTCGACCCGATATGTATTCTGCTGCCTAGCAATCGGACGACCAGTCTGCTCTTCGATCGACTGAATAACACGCTTTATTGGAACAAACTTATCCTGCAACTTCCGAATGTAGAAGTCAGCCATTGATTCTTCTACAGGGATCTTCGGGTAGACGCGACCGGCTTCTGGGTCAAGCTGGTACATTGGAAGCCCTTCAAAAGTAACCTTTTGCTTCAGCTCGTCGGTGAGCGGCACCGCCCAAAATTCACCGTTGTCATCAAACACAGTGAACATTTCATTGCCGTTTACATCGAGGCGAACAGGCTTTTGCCCTGTAATCTTCTGAACGATCTTAGGTATCTTGCGGTTGTACTGCGCTTCGTAATCAAATCTCTCAGACCAACGAGCCTGCACACGATCAGCCTGAGACCAAGCGAGCGCCGTCTTGCCTTCCTCAATAGCGGTAATGATGCTTCGCTTTACAGCAAGCTCAAGGTAGCGGTCATCGCGGAATGGAGAGTCAGGGGGAGCGGCCTCTTCGTTTCTCTCCTCTTTTCTTAGCGCTTCTCTTCTTGCTGATGCGACATCGTACTCATAAGTTTTATCAGAAAGCGCTCGAGCTTTATCTTCAATTCCATAACCAGCAACAAGTTGTGCAGCTTCACCGTAATCTTTTAGACCTGTTCGGTTGTTCCGTAAGAAATCCTGAATTACATAGGAGTCATCGAAATTCTCGTAGCCGCTGGCGCCTGAACGCACTTTATCAACATCAAGTATGTCTGCTGTTATCGCAGTGGAGCCAGGTGTGCTTTCATTGAACAGAGCCTCTCTGCCGAACTCTGTCAGGTAGGGGTCAATCCTCCTGAATGCGTTTCGAATTATTTTAAACTCTTCAATAGAAGGCTCTTGTATATCCTCTTCGATCTCGCTCCGCTCATCGAAAAGCGCCCTTTCCTTGTCATCGGCTTCGTTCCGATCTCTTCTTACTTGCGCGAGACGTTCTGCATCTTGAGTGCGTCCTGCCTTTCTTATCTGAGAGTGCCAGTCAGACTGCATCTCTTCGATGACAAACGTATCCCCAAGGTCGGTTTTTCTATCCGTGGAAATGACGTTGTAAAGAACATTGTCTTCAGGGAAGTGGCCTCTGTAGCGAGGGTAAGTGCCCCACTTGCCATCAGTCGTCATGCGAATTTCGCGGTACTGATCCCAGGTCTCGTTTTGCAGATCGTTGAAGTATTGATATACCTCTGTCTCTCCATCTTCAAACTCAAGATAGCCTTGCTCTAGAAGATACTGCTGAGCCTGAACTTTCGCCTCTTCGAGAGAGTAAACCCCGTCTTCCAGCACATCAGGGGATCTGGCTGCATACCCAATTCTTGTGCTGTAACCTATTTCGTCGTTACCAGAAATGGTGACGTAGTTTACACTCGCAAGCTCGGTGTCTAATTCGGTGTTTGTGTATGGATTTTCGAGATATATATCTTCGGCTATCTGCCACATATTCTCGTCGATCTCGTCGTACATCTCCTCCTTAACGGCGCTGTATACGGCGTCATTGCCGAACTCTTGCAGGAGATAACGCATCTTGTCATCTGAGGTGTACCTGTCGCTCAAGCGTGATTGTTGCTCATCGCTCAGGTCCAAAGCGCCAACGGCAATGTCGATGGCTCTGTCAGAATCGTCAAATATCGCTTTTTCTACGGCTTTTCCAGTACCGTAATTATCGTAATACCCATTAGCCAGGTTATCTGCCATATCCTCCCAAAGGTATTCGTAGTTGGCTTGATTCGTGTCTGGCACTGAATCGCCCCACTCAAGATCCTCTTCCGTAATAGCCCCTGATTCTCGGCTGCTATAAACCTCCTCAAGCATGACCGCCTCTTCTCGCAGATGCTGAATCACCTCATCGCGGGTAAACCGTTGCTTTGGATCACTTGTAAGAAACTCTTCGAGGCCAGTGTAGCGATCCTCGTCAGACTTGAGCCCTCGAGCCTTGAGGAATGAATAAATCTGCGGTCCCAGTACGCGAGCTTCTGGATTCTTATTGGAGGCCTTAAATATCTTGCCGCCTTCATCGAGAAGCACTTGCTCTGCGTTGGAGTAAAGACCGTCCTCAACCGCCGCTCGCTCTCGCTCGCCAACAATAAATGACGGCGCTCCAGATTCTGCATTAGCGCGGTTGTTTATGAAGTTGTCTCTTGCTCTCTTGGCAATCAACGAAATATCGCTGGCCCTCATGCGAGAGAGTCTCAGGAATGTGTTGTTACGCAACCACTCTCGGATGGCGCCAATAACTTCGCGAGTGCGCTGGCGCAGCTTCTTCGACCCCTGCTGGCCGGTATATGCCAGCATCTCATTGACCAATACGGCATTCCGCACGTCTTCATCGAGACTAGATCCCTCTAGGTATGGCCGTATGTTTTCCTCAATGCCAAGCTCGCGTGATAGCTTATCAAAGCCCTTTCTGCCGCCCATAGCCGCCCACATACGGTTGAGTGCCTTCTTAACACCCTCGTCTTTGTACATCGCGTCTATGCCGCCGTGAGTTCCCTCGTGCAGGAGCGCCTCCTCCACTTGCGACTCTGTGGTAAGCTTATCCTTGACCAGATAAACTCTGCCCCTATGGTAAACCGCGTTAATAGAAGCTGGATCTACGCCCTGCTGCCTAGCAGACTCAATGATTTCTTGAGGAAGCTCACTAGACGAAGACCGCACGTCTACTCGATTACGGGCATTCCCGTCCCGACCGACGACCCGATCAATGACCGCATTGAATTTTTCGTCTCCAATAGCAGTTCTAGTGGCGCCCCGCCCTCGCTGGAATAGCGCTGGGTCATCGCTCTGACTCATCTCACCGTCAGTAAAGCTTGTGCCTGTACGAGCGCCCCATTCAATGATTGCTCTTGTGGCGGCATTGGGAAGCGCTGAAGGCCTTGCGGCTTTAATTCTGCGGCTTGCTGTTCGCTCTGTATCACCTAAAGCATTAGCCTTGCTGAGGACATCAGCCCTCATCTGCTCAGAGGCCTCAGACCACCATAGGCCGAACCCTACTCGATTAGACTCAAACCAATCATCTTGACTCTGTTTTGTGGATTGCGCCTGAGAGCGCTCCACCTCAAGGCGGTCTCTCGCCTGAACCTGCTCTGGGCTCGACTCAAAAGCTTCCTGCTCAGAGTCTGTGCGGTAAGGTATGGATCTGCCGGTAATGCGCGAAAGGGATTGAACAACTAACCCAATATTGGCGGATGATCCAGTCATCTCTGTAGCAGACTGAGGGGTTGATACGCTTTGCTGTGACGTAGATACGCCAGATGCCCACCGCGCCATATCCCTAGCGTCGATGTCGCCATTACGCACGGCCTCTTCAATCTGCTGTTGGCTTTCAAAGCCTGCGCTCTCTACTACAAACTTAGCTTCAAGGCTGGATACTATGCGCTCAATCTTCTCCTGCTTGCTACCAGAGACCTGGAGTCCGGCGTCTCTGAGAAGTCTGTCAACCTCCTGATCTTCCTTTCCATTAAGGACAGACGTGAGGCGAGTGCGCTCTTCTTCGAACCCATAATCACGGCGAGCCTCTTGCTGCACATCCGAGAATCCAAACAAGTCGGTGCCTTGGGGCCTTTGAAGTGGGTCGTTAGTTCCAGCAATAGACTCCCTGCGCGAATCAAGGGTGAAGTTTTCGCGCTCTCTGTCTATCTGCGCCTCTCTCTCAAGAGCCTCAATATCGCGGGACTCAATGTTCTGGATATCCTGCTCTGTGTATGACTGGAGCGTAAATCCTTCGTCAACGTCAACACCTTCGGCTGTAGGCTCGTTAATAGCGTTAGCCAGGGCGCGATCTGCGGCCTCGAAGTCCTGCTCCATATAGTAAGGATCGTCAACAACCTCAGAGATGTCCTGCTCAGTGAACCCCTCATCAAGCGCGTTCTGGATAACTCGCGCATCCATCATGTCGTACTTGTTCCCCACGGCCATAATCGGGTTGTCTACTGCATTGTTGGCCTCAAAAAACGCATAGGCAAAACCCTCTGGAGTTTCGCTTCTGGCATTCTTTGTTGCGAGTGACTTGCCGCCGTACTGGCTGTGCATCTTAGAGCCCATTGTTGGCTCTGTAGGAGCAATAGGTAGGTCCGCGTTAAATCGGCCCCATTGCAAAGTCTTCTTTGTGTAATCTTCACCGAAGTGGAAGGGGTCAAACGATAAGCGCCAGGGAGGAAGACCGCCCATCTTTTCGATGCGACCAACGGGATTCTCTACTGCCCAGATATTGGGCTTGAAGTATTCAATCGTGCGGAGTGTCTGATGCACTAGGTCAACGCTGGCAAGCGTTCGCCCGTCCTCATCTTTC